CGATCAGTCCGGCCTCGCGCTCACGCTCGGCGATGCCGTCGATATAGGCCCGCAGACGGTCACCGGCGCTCTGCCCCTCCACCTGACGGCCGGGGTCAATGCGCAGCTCGCTGCGGGCATCCACCTCGAGCCGCTCCCGCCAGCCGCCTTGCGTCTTCAGGTAGAAGATCATCGCCGTGGTGTCACCGGCCCGCGCCTTGGAGACGAGGCTCTGGGCAATCGCACCCACCGCCTTGGCCTTGCCCCTTTTGTAGCGTTCCAGAACATCGGGCTCGCGTTCAAGGATCCGGAAGAAGGTGGTGCGTCCGATCCCGAAGTAATCGGCGATCTGCTCTGCCGTCAGCACGGCGGCAAGCGTCTCCACCTCGTGGATCTGCGCCGGGTCGAGCGAGAGCTGCGGACGCCCCATCACGCCGCCTCCCCGTGCCCGCGCTCGGCGGAGAGGTCGGCAAAGCTGCGCCCCTCGCCCGCCAGTGTGGCCGGTTGCCCGGCATAGGCCTGCCAGCGCGTCACCGCGACATCGACATAGGCCGGATCCAGTTCCATGGCATATCCGACCCGCCCGGTGGCCTCGGCGGCGATCAGCGTGGTGCCCGAGCCGCAGAACGGCTCATAGACCGCCTGCCCCGGCGCCGAATTGTTCAGGATCGGCCGCCGCATGCACTCGACCGGCTTCTGCGTGCCATGCACGGTTGTCGCATCCTGATCGCGCGAGGCAATCGACCAGAGCGTGGTCTGCTTGCGATCCCCCGACCAATGGCCCCGGCCCTTCTGCCGCACCGCATACCAGCAGGGCTCGTGCTGCCAGTGATAATCGCCCCGGCTCAGCACCAGCCGCTCCTTGGCCCAGACGATCTGGGCGCGGATGTCGAAGCCCGTGGCGGCCAGGCTGTCGGCCACCGTGGTCGCATGCAGCGCCCCGTGCCAGACATAGGCCACATCGCCGGGAAACAGCGCCCAGGCCTCGCGCCAGTCGGCCCGGTGATCGTTCCGGACCTTGCCGGTGCGCCGGGTCACCGAAAGCCCGGCCCGGTTGCGCCAGTCCGGATCATAGTCCACGCCATAGGGCGGATCGGTCACCATCAGATGCGGCCGCACGCCCCCCAGCAGCCGCGCCACATCCGCCGCCGAAGTGGCATCGCCGCAAAGCAGCCGGTGGTCCCCGAGGCACCAGAGATCGCCCGGGCGGGAGACCGGCACCTCGGGCCGTTCCGGAACCTCGTCCTCGCGGGCCTCGCCCTCGCGGCGGCGCAGCAGGTCGTCGATCTCGCCTGCGGCAAAGCCGATGCCGTCGAGATCCACTCCGAGCGCCGCCAGATCGGCCACCTCGATCGCCAGAAGGTCACGGTCCCAGCCCGCCTGCTCGGCCAGCCGGTTGTCGGCGAGGATATAGGCCCGCCGCTGCGCCTCGCTCAGATGCGCCAGTTCGATCACCGGCACCCGCTCGAGCCCCAGTTGCCGCGCCGCCATGACCCGGCCATGCCCGGCGATGATGCCATTCGCGCCATCGACCAGCACCGGATTGGTGAAGCCGTATTCCCGGATCGAGCCGGCCAGCCGCGCCACCTGTGCCTCGGAATGGGTCCGGGCATTGCGGACATAGGGCACCAGCGCCGCCACCGGCCGGTAGTCGATCATCAGGGAGTGCTCACCGTCCATCACGCCTCCATCCCCCGATGCCGGACCTGCGGCATTCTCCGGGGCTTTCCGGAAGCATATCATGGATGGTAAGCCACTGTCTTTACGACATTAAATGACATTCAACGACACAAGACGACAATGATCCGGCCTCACTCCTCCGCCTGCCAGTCCGCCAGTGGACCGACCGCCGCTTCCAGACGCTGGCGGGCATCCGGTTGCACCGCGGCCAGCCACCAGGCACGCTGCCAGGACCGACCGCGACCGCCACGCAGATAGCGGGCCGATTTAAGGGACATTTCCCTATAGGTAATGCTTATAGGGGTTTGTCCCTTAAATCCCGCACGCACCAAGGCCTTCTTGGCCTGTTCGGCATCCGTGAACAGCCCCGGATGTACCGCCACCGCATCTGCAGGACTGCTCACCGCCATCCCGGCCAGCAACATACGCTGCACGATGTTCGGCGCGACCTGCTCCCAGGACAGCACGCGGTCATGGACCAGCGGCAACGCGACATCGGCCATCAGCTGCACCTCGAGCGGAGTATCATCCGAACGGTTCACACCCCGGCCGCGCCCGATGGCCTGGATCAACTCGTCATCGCAAATTGCCGCGCGCAGGAGCTCGGCCTTCGGATCGGGATGCGCAATGGTCCGAACAACCGCCTGCCCGCCATCGCGCAGGTGAACTGACCTGGAGACCGGCTGGTAATGCCCCGTGGGGTGATGCCCGAACAGACTTGCGCAGAGCGGCCCCAGATCGGCAGAAGATGGCAGCGGTCGCCCGATCACGATCAGGAGGCCGACATCTGCGAACCGATCGAGGCCAGCAATGGCGTTGAAATGCGCGGTCTCGACGCCTGGAATGCCCGCAAAGGCGACCTCGATGGCCTTGTAGGTGACGACAAGGACGCGGCGCGGCGCAAATCGCAGCGCCTGCCAGCGCACATGATCGACCACCTCGCGCAAGCGCCGGCTGCGCCGCGCGACTTCCTCCTGCGCCAAACCCGACCCGGGGCAGAGCGATGATTTGCCAAAGCTGCCCGTCACCATCGTCACGTGCTGGTTCGGCTGGCTGGCCTCGATGGCGCGCATGGTGAGTGCTGGCAGAAACAGCCCAGCGAGTTCCGCCCGCATGGCTGCGTCAAGGTGCAGGATCGGGCTCCCCGACATTGCCACGGTCAACCGCTTGCGACCGTGCAGCGTCACGGCGGTCGCACCTGTTTGAAGCTCGGCGGATGCGACGGTCAGCACGGGGGCGTCCGGATCTGCGGCGAGGATCATCGCCAGGGCTTGCCAGAGCCGGGCCATGCGTTGCAGCGCCACATTCTTTCTCACCGCCGCGACCGCCATCTTGCGTGCGCGCGGCTTCATGCCGGGATAGATCTCTGCCTCCAGGACGAGGGACATCTCGAGCCGGGCAGCCTCCGCACAAGCGCCCACAGTCAATCCGGCAGAAATCAGATCGTCCGGCCGTACCTGCCTCGCACCGACGGCCTCCAGCGCGGTAATCGCCTGCTGCCGCAGAGCGATGAGATCCGCGGTCCGCTCCGCGCGTTCCGGCTCATCGGCCATTACACCTGACAATCCTGCCGTGCCCATTGTCTCCAGCGGCGGCAAGACAAGGTCATCCATGGCGCGCTGCCAGCATCCCTCGTCGATCACAATCAGGCCAAATGGCTCCTTGCCAGCCGCCGGGCCGGTGAACAGCACATCATAAGGCGCAAGGACGATGTCGGCGCTTGCAACCTCTCGCCTGTTTCTCTGCTTCAGGCATGCGGCGTAATGCGGACAGGACCAGGTCGCGGAACTGCGGCAGACCGAATGTCCGATACCAAACCCGGCGGCCAGCGCGAGCTGGACCATTTCCAGGTCTTCGCACATCGGCCTGCCGGTGCCCGGGTCCCTGCCCTCGTAGCCTCGCAGCACCGCGACAGAGCCTGCCACAAGCTCACGCCACCGCACCGCCGCCTCTTCTGCCAGCGCATGCGATGGCGTGACGACCAGCACCCGGTGTGGCAGCTGCAAGTCCCGCATCGCTTTTTGCCAGTCTGCGATCCTCTGGCGGGACATGGCGCTCTTGCCCAGACCGACCGTGGCCCGGATGCCCGTGACGGGTGGCGCATCCGTTCGGTCTCCGGACCACCAATCCGTTGCCGACCGTAGCACGTCATCGATCGCCTCTGCGACCTGCGCGCGGGCCTCGGGTGCCGACAGAAGGTTCCCGAGCGGGACGGCGACAGGTGCCTCCCTCTTGCGCGCAGGCAGCTGACCGGCAGAATGAAGCCGCAGCTTGTCCGCAACCTTGCGCTCCGCATCGCTCGGGGACCATTGATTGCGTCCGCCCTGCCGGGCGCGCGTGAGCTCGGTGGTTGCGGAGAAGCGATCCCAGACCTGTCCGGCAAGGCAATCGACATCCGCGATCCCGCCCCGGTCCAGCACGTCATGCACCGCGTGAAACGCAATGGTGGACAGCCAGCCGTCCCGGCCGTCGACCACGAGGCCCGCCGCATCACGTATCCAATGCGCACCAGTTCCAGAGTCCGCACCACTGGAGCAAGGCGATCTGTTCTGCTGGTCCACCCGTGGCACCTGCCGCGTCAGCGCGCCGGTTTCCGCAAGCAGCCGTTCGACAGCCGCCCGCGAGAGCAGCGGCAGATCGGCCAGCGGCACATCGGCGGGCGACTCCCCGGTCACCCAGCCATAGGCCCGGCCGGTGTCCGGATGACGCCCGAAGGCCACGAATTGCTGGCCGAGACCAAGCACCTCGACGGGACCGAGCTTGAGCTTCGGGAAGGGTTCATCGACACGATAGACCAGCAGCCGCCGTGGCCAGCGGCCCACGCGGATCAGTGTCCTGCCCAACTGGTCCTCGACCAGCGCCGATACCACATGGGCAAGGTCAGGATCCTCGACGTCAATGTCGATGGCCACCAGCGCCCCGGTACGCAGACCGACGCCCGAAGTCGAATGCTGAGCGGCCCAGTCAGCTATCTGTGCATCGTCGATGGCCACGGAACTCCAGCGCACCGGCGCCGGGCGCTTGGTTCCGGGCAGGATCGGCAGCGGTTCATAGCCGTTGTCGAAGAGACGGGCTGCCAGATCGCCATATCTCGGTGCACCAATGCCGACGGGGCCGCCAGCGGCGACCTGCGGGGTCGGTTCTTTCTGTTGCGCGGGTCCGGTTCCGGCTTCCCGCGCCATGGCTCAGTCGCCCTTGTGCCGGTGCTGCGCCTCGTGGGCCGCCACATCGTCGATGTGATAGCGGATGCCACGTCCGAACTTGTGCCAGGCCGGGCCCCGGCCCGATGCCCTCCAGCGATCCAGAGTCCGCAAAGTCACCTTCCAGCGCAGCGCAAGCTCTGCCGGGGCAAGCCAGGCCGCAGAACGCAGCGATGACGGAGATGCCGGCCTCATTGCGGCACCCGCGAAGGGCTGTGGCGGGAGTCCAGTGGGCGGCTGGCGAACACGGCGAAGAGCGGCGTGCCGTCCCGCGCGGGCTCGCAGGCATCGATCCGGTAGTTCCGGTCGGCCTGCAGGATGCAGGGAATGTCCCAGGCCCTGTACAGACCCGGCAGGCGGTCGAACTCGGCGTCGTCTTCATCCTGGTCCATGGCAAATTCCCGTTTAGCCGCGCGATACATTGGGAAAAGCCAACCGGAGTGCCGAAATGGGACAGCGGGTCTCAGCACAGACGATCCGCTGCCCCCCGCAACCGCGCGACAGCCCGCTGGAACCGCTTGCGGGAGGCTTCGGAGCCCAGACCCATCGCAGCCCCGGCCTCGGCCTGCGAGCGGCCCTCGACCAGGACGGCAAGCACCAGCGCCGCGTCATTGCCGAGGATCCCCGCAAGGCGATCAGGAAGCCGCCGGGCATCGAGCGCGGCTTCGGCACCGGCCCAGGGCTTATCTGGCAACGACTGACCTGGCATCGTCATGCCCTCGTCCCCGTCGATGGTCTCAAGGGACAAGGTATGTGCGCGACGGATGGCCTGACGCACGAGACTGCGGCCCAGATCGCGTTCAACATTGCGCAGGAGCGTGGCGGCCACCCTGGTCACCGCAGCCAGGTCCAGCCTGCCAGCGGCATCGACGAGGTCCGCGACAAGGTCGGCATCGATCTCCGCGCCACGCCACCGGCGCCGCAACCGCGTCCTGGCCGCATCGAGACCCGGCCAGAGCGACAGGATCAGCAGGATTTGCGCCGTATCCGACGGACTGTCTCGATCCTGCATGGCTTCGACAAGGGCGTGCAGGGCCGCATTGCGCGCCTCCGCCGAAGCTCTGGCGCCATGCTGATGGCGCAGAAGGTCCGCGGCGTCCGCGAACGTCGCGAGCGCAGGATACCGCGTTCGGAGCGATTGCAGCTGGAAATGAAACCTGCGCCGCAGCGTCGCGGAAAGGAGCCTTGCGTGAAGACCGGACCAGGAAAAGGACACGGGATGCCTGCCTTGCGGCCAGGCGTCCGGCGCCTTCTCGTGGCCAGGTCAGGACGTCACGCGTCTCTGCGATTTCAGAGAGTTGGGTGACTGCGCGCGTCAGCGCGCGGGCGCCTGGTTCAGCGTGCCGCAGCCGCGGCAGGTGGCCTGAACCGGAAAGCCCACCAGATACTCGTGTCCCCGTGCAAAGCGCAGGTGCATGCGGCCATCCCGGCAAACGCCGAGCAGCTTGTCGCAGCGGGTGCAGCGCCATTCCGAGTTGGAGGTGGTGGGCTTGGTCTTCGCAGCGCCGGACCAGCTCGTCGAGGCTGCCTGGCGCGAGAGGAAGGGAGTCGGCATCGGGGTGCTCCTCTGACTGAGTGAGCACCCCTCGTGACGGCCCGAATCGGAGATGGTCAGCCCCCCCCAAAGGGAGATCAAACGGAGATGGGCTCCACGCACAGGGCCCAGTGGCCATGCCGGGGCGAATACAGGTAGCGGTCGTTCACTTCATCCCATTCGTCGCCAAACAACTGAGGCAACTGGGAAAAACCAGCGTAATCTTTCAGGACTGCGAGCTTCACGCCGCCTTCCCGATCGCGATGCGCCATGTAGAGTCGCTCGAAGAGCTTCACTTTTTTCGCCCCGGTGACGATCCGAGGGTCCTGACCGGGAACGGTGATCTGAGCCGCGTCATCGCCTTGTTTCCGATAATGCACGGCATTTCCGCGCGCGGCTGGATCGATCGCCGCCTCGTAGGCCGAACGCACGGCCTCTGGATCAATCAAGCCAGTTTCGGCATCGATATGGTCCTTGAGACTGAGGACCACGTGACAGCCGATGTAGGGGAAGCGGACCTCCTGCGGCACGAAGACGATCCCCCGGATGCGATTGCTGTCGCCGCGGATCAATCGGTCCGCCGTGTCGAGCAGCTTGTCATCGGACAGAGCGCGCGCGAGATAGATGGGAACACTGGCCAGCCCGATCTGAGCCACACCGACCTGATGAACGTGGTTCGCCAACTCACGGACACGCCCCTTCAACACCATCGTCTTGAGCACATCACGAAGCGCATCACGCAGGTAGTCGAACCTGATCTCGTACTTGGCGACATCCTCGACCGGGACCCGCGGTCCAGTTCCCCTTTCGACTAGCGTCAAAGTGGCCGCGTCGCTGGTGCCATCGCGCTCGACATCATGGACGACATCGCCGAGTTCGTCGTCCTCGAACAGAATGACGTCTGACCATCCCGTTCGGGTCAGGAACCCGGCGCTGGTCAGCTCGCCGGCGGCGACACCCAGTTCGTCGAGCGTCTGACCTGACGCCTTGTTGTCCGTGAGATCGTAGAGTGTGAGCAGCTGCGGGAGCTTCTCCCTCCGCTGGGGCTTCGACAGATCGCCAATCCGTTCCAGCACGCCCCATGCTTCCAGAAGATCGTAGCCCAACTCCCGTTTGGCCGGATCCCGCTCGCTCTGGATGTTCGATTTGTTGCGGCCGAAGACATCGAACTGCAGCGTCCCTTTTCGCCCGCGTCCATCGACGTGTTCGATGTGAAAGCGAACCTTGGTCACGTAGCCTCCGCCGGATCTCGGGATGATCGCGCCGAAGACGCTGCGCGCGATCACGTCGATATCGTCTTCGGGTGCGACGCTGAGAGTGACCTTTCGCGACCAGTCGCCCAGGGCCACCTGGACTTCGGTAATGTTGGCAGCACGGACGCGATGCGCCTCCTCGTCAGGTATCGGCAGCCTGAGGGAAGTCCTGAAGCGGGACAGATTGTAGGTCTTCTGTGTCAGCGGTTTGTTGGAAACGTCGTGCTTCAAAGCGTCCGCCGCGAAGATGTTCGCGACCAGCTTGCGCTCAACCATGTCGCGGGAGCAGACCTCGATGCGCCTGCGCGCCTGCGAATACACCAGAAGCATTTCATCCGGGGGACGGAAATAGAGAATCTCCGTGGACTTGTCCGGGCGCACAGTCTTCTGGCTGGCGTAGGCGCCAAAGAAGGTGACCGCCACGAGCACGTCCTGGCTTTCGCCGTTCTCCGCCGGCAGGTCGATTGCCTCGACCTTGCAGCCATCCTCGTGCTGCAGGCGATCCGCAATCTCGGCCGAAAGCATTTCATGATCGACACCCTCGGCAGCCAGCGGGACGGACGCGTCGATCGACCACGCCTCGTAGAGCTTCCCATGATCGCGATACACTCGCACCTGCATCGCGCGTTCGGCGGCTTCGAACAGCGGATAGGCTTGAAGGTATGCCCAGAGGCTCCGCGCGATGGCGTCTCGTTGTGCTTTCAGGCCTTGAGTCGCGCCAAATCGAGGACCTTCGCCAAGACGCCGCAGCATGGCTTCGGGAGTGTTGTCGGCCATCAACATGACGCGCCGTGCCTCGATCTCGATCAGGTGGGTCCGGTCGGATTTCAGCTTCTTCAGCACATCCGCCATCGCATCGCGACGCGCCTGTTCTTCCTCGCAATTGGAAACCGCAGCCAGTGTTTCAGTGAGAAACAGGGAGAAATTCGCGTGTAATAGGAAATCGCAGATCAATTCGATCGGGGCTTCAATGAAAAGGCGCGAGAGTTCCGGTGCGCCGCGAAACAATGACCTTACCAACGGGCCCTCCTGATTGCTGTTATCACAACACCTTGGCGCGTGGCAGTTTGACGATTCAATCGAACAAAACAAGGCCTTGGCATGGTCTGAAGCGGCAGCAACTCCCCAGCGTGGCCGCCAAGATTCTTTGGCGCAGGTTGTCCCGTTCCCCGAGCTCAATTGGCTTTTCTCCGGCAAATGATCCCTGGAGGGACTGCCATGAAACGCCCCAACCCCCTTTCCGCCTCGGCCATGACCCCATCCGAGCGCCGTGCCGAACTCTGCCGGATCCTGGCGCTTGGCCTGTTGCGGCTGCATCAGTTGCGCAGATCGCAATCCTCGGAAATTTCCGGAGAACGTTCGCTACACTTCCCGCCCGATCAGAGCGGTAGTCCGGATGCAAATCACCGGAGCATCTCATGACGCCGCATGACCCCATCCCCGCGCGCCTCGCCGCGCTGAAGACCGCGACGACGCCTGAACTGAAGGCGCAGTGGCGCGAGTTGTTCGACCGCGACCCACCGCCGTTCAACCGGCGCTACCTGGAATCCCGCCTGGCCTATCGCATCCAGGAACTCTGCCTCGGCGGGCTGAAGCCCGAGACCATCCGGCGGCTGGAACGGCTGGGCGAGGACCTCGATGGCGGTGACAGGAGAAAGCGCAGCATGCGCGTCGACCGTGACCGTCCCATCACCGGCACGCGGCTGCTGCGCGAATGGCAGGGCGTCGAGCATGTCGTCACCGTCACCGCTGAGGGTTTCGAATGGCAGGGGCGGCCCTACACCTCGCTGTCCGCCATCGCGCGGGCCATCACCGGCACCCGCTGGAATGGCTGGGTGTTCTTCGGGCTGGAGAACCACAGGGGGCGGAGATGACGATGCCGCCGGAGAAATCGAAACCCGTCCGCAAGCTGCGCTGCGCCGTCTACACCCGCAAATCCTCCGAGGAAGGGCTGGAGCAGGAGTTCAACAGCTTGCATGCCCAACGCGAGGCCTGCGAGGCGTTCATCGCCAGCCAGCGCTCAGAGGGCTGGGTGCTGGTCCGCGACCAGTACGATGATGGCGGCATCTCCGGCGGCACGCTGGACCGCCCCGGCCTGAAGCGGTTGCTGGCCGACATCGAGGACGGGCTGGTCGACGTGGTGGTGGTCTACAAGATCGACCGCCTGTCGCGGTCGCTCGCCGACTTCGCCAGGCTGGTCGAGGTCTTCGACCGCAATGGCGTGACCTTCGTCTCGGTGACGCAATCGTTCAACACCACCACCTCCATGGGGCGGCTGACGCTGAACATCCTGCTTTCCTTCGCCCAATTCGAGCGCGAGGTGACGGCCGAGCGTATCCGCGACAAGGTCGCCGCCAGTCGGAAGAAAGGGATGTGGATGGGCGGGGTGCCGCCCTTCGGCTACCGTGTCGAGAACCGGAAGCTGCTGGTTGACCAGGCCGCCGCAGCGCATGTGCGCTGGATCTTCGCCCGCTTCCTCGAGATCGGGTCCTGCACGGTTCTGGCCCGCGAGGTCGGCGTTCGGGGCCTCGGCACGCCGCGTGGCAACCGGATCGACAAGAAGTATCTCTACCGGATGCTGTCGAACCGCGCTTATATCGGCGAGGCGGTCCACAAGGGTGTCAGCTATCCCGGCGAGCACGATGCCATCATCGACCGCGAGACCTGGGACAGGGCTCACACCATCCTGCAAGAGAGCCCGCGCAAGCGTGCCGCTCGAACCCGCGCCGACACGCCTGCCCTGCTCAAGGGCCTGCTCTACGGTCCCGATGACGCCGCCTTCTCGCCCACCCACACCCGAAAGGGCGGAAGACTCTATCGCTACTATGTCAGCCAGACGGTGCTGAAGCATGGCGCAGGATCCTGCCCCATCGGCCGCCTGCCCGCAGGTGAGATCGAGGCCGCCGTCATCGACCAGCTGCGTGCTGTGTTCCGCCAGCCGGAAATCGTTGCTGGAACCTGGAAGGCTGCGCGGGCGCAGGGCACCGGCCTCAGCGAGGCCGATGTCCGCATGGCGCTGATCCGGCTGGATCCGCTGTGGGACGAGTTCTTCCCCGCCGAACAGGCGCGTATTGTGGCGCTGCTGGTCGAACGCGTCGACATCGGCGTCAGCGGGCTGAACGTCCGCCTGCGCATGGACGGGCTGGCGGCGCTGGCGCGCGAAATCACCACCGACCTTGGAGCAGCTGCATGACCCGCGCCAGAGCGATCCCCGATACCGTCACCATCCACGTCCCGTTCCGCCTCGTGAAGCGCGGCGGGAGGAAGGAGATGCAGCTGCCCGTGGGCGCGCCCACCCAGCGCCGCCCCGACAGCGCGCTGGTCAAGGCGCTGGCCCGCGCGTTCCGCTGGAAGCGGATGCTGGAGTCGGGCGAGTTTGCCACCATCGCCGAGCTGGCGGCACACGAGAAGATCGCAGCCCCGTATCTGACGCGGACCATGCAACTTGCGCAGCTTGCCCCCGATCTCGTCGAGGCGATCCTTGATGGCAGCCAGCCGCGCAGCCTGACTCTGGAATTACTGCGGGGGCGGTTCCCCACCGATTGGAGCAGTCAGCGCGCAATGCTGCGAACCTGAACTTCGCAGATATTCCTGCCCGCTACCCTCGACACAACGGCGGGGCTTGTGCTTTTAGCCAATTTGGCCAAAGTAAGCCACGCGTGAGCGGAGAGCCTGATGCAGACCCTGACTGCGAAAGACGCGAAGTACGGCTTTGGACGACTGATCGATCTCGCCCGAGCCGAACCGGTTGCGGTGGCCAAGCATGGGCGCACTGTCGTCGTGGTTCTGGCTGTCGAGGAATACGAGCGGCTGAAGGCGCTGGACAAGCCCGGCATCTGCCCGGACGAAAATAATGCAGGAAAGAACACGAGCGAATGATTGCTGACCATCTGACCGGGATCGAACAGTTCGGCGCAGACCTCTGGAAGCTCGCCGACGACCTGCGGGCCAATTCCGGTCTCGCGTCGAACGAGTATTTCATGCCCATCATGGGGCTCCTTTTCCTGCGCCAGGCCACGAACCGCTACTATGCTGCGCTCGCCACGATCGAGGCCGACAAGGCCGCCGGAAAAATGCCGGAGCGTCCGCTGGTCGACGCCGACTTCCGGCGCCGCCGCGCTATGCTGCTGCCCGAGGCGGCTCGGTACGACGTGATCCTCGACATGCCCAAGGATGGACAGATCGGCGCAGCACTCACCGCCGCCATGGAGGAGGTGGAAAGGCATTTCCCGCCGCTCGCAGGTCAGCTGCCGAAGGATTACGAGCGTTTCGACGACGATCTGCTCGAAAGCATGATGCGCAAGTTCGACACCGAGGCACTGCGGAACGCCTCGGGCGACGTATTCGGCCGCATCTACGAATACTTCCTCGCCGAGTTCTCCAAGCAGGGTGCCCACGACAACGGCGAGTTCTTCACCCCGCCGTCCATCGTCCAGACCATCGTCAACGTGATCGAGCCGGACCACGGCATCGTCTTCGATCCGGCCTGCGGCTCGGGCGGCATGTTCGTGCAGTCCAGCCATTTCATCGAGGACGCCGGTCAGGACACGATGAAGCGCGTCACGTTCTACGGCCATGAGAAGAACGAGACGACTGCCAGGCTCGCCCAGATCAATCTGGCGGTTCACGGCCTGCAGGGCACAATCCGGGCCGGGAACGAAGCGATCACCTACTACAAGGATCCGCACGAACTGGTCGGCAAGTGCGACTTCGTCATGGCCAATCCACCCTTCAACGTCGACGAGGTCGACGCCGACAAGGTCAAGGGCGACAAGCGGCTGCCCTTCGGCCTGCCGGGCGTGAACAAGGCCAAGAAGGTTCCGAACGCCAACTACCTGTGGATGTCCTATTTCTACAGCTACCTGAACGAGAACGGCCGCGCCGGTGTCGTCATGTCCAGCCAGGCATCCAGCGCCGGGCGGGACGAAGCGGTCGTGCGCCAGAAGCTGGTAGAGACCGGCGCCGTTGATGTGATGATCGATATCCGCGGCAACTTCTTTTACACGCGCACCGTGCCCTGCCAGCTCTGGTTCTTCGACCGGGCGAAGGAACGCGACCCGGAGCGCGCCGATCACGTCCTGATGCTGGATGCGCGCAACATCTACCGCAAGGTGTCGCGCGCCATCTACGATTTCTCGCCCGAGCAGCAGAAAAACATCGCCGCCATCGTCTGGCTGTATCGGGGCCAGGCGGACCGCTTCCTGAAACTCGTCGAGAGCTACGTTGCGCAGGCAATTGCCGAGGGTCAGGCGACGGAAGAACCCTTGGCCGACTATGCCAAGGCGCTCGGCAAGCTGGTCGAGGTGGTGCAGCCCTTCGTCACCGAAAAGCGCGACCCGGACCCGCTGGTGGAGACGTGGGGTGAACTGACCGGCGCGCGGGCGACGCTGGCCGAGGATATCGCGGCGCTCAACGCCGAGGTTGCGGCGCGGGCGGCGGGCTGGGCGAACGCCGCGCACGACAATGCCGGGCTGCATGCGGCGCGCACCGGGCTGCACCCCATGGCCGACCGCTGCCGTGACCTGACCCGGCAGATCGACCTGGCCGCCAAGCTGGCCGGGCGGGTGGTGGATACCGCCATCAAGGAACTGGATGCCCGCGACCACGCCCTCTGGCCCAATGCCGAGGTGACGCGCGCCCGCAAGGCGCTGGAGAACGCGCGGGCCGAGGCGGTCGAGGCGCTGCGGACGGCGCGGTATTTCGTGAAACAGGCCGACTGGTTGCAGGAGCGGTTCCCCGATGCGGTGCTGCGCGATGTCGAGGGGCTGGTGAAACGGGTCAGCCGGGCGGAGATTGCCGCCCATGACCACAGCCTGACCCCCGGCCGCTACGTCGGCGTCGCGCCCGAGGAGGTGGACGAGGATTTCGACTTCGAGGAGGCGCTGCGGTCGATCCACATCGACTTGAAGGGGCTGAACGAAGAGGCGGTAGAACTGGCAGCGCGGATCGCCCGGAACTTTGAGGAGTTGGGGGTGTGAGTTGGGAGGATCGCCGGTTGGGCGAGTTGGTCCGTCTCCGCTCGGGCGGCACGCCAAGCAAAAGCGAGAGTCGATATTGGGACGGTGATATTCCCTGGCTTTCGTCGAAGGACCTGACGTCCGGGCGCATCTACGATGCACCCCTGAAGGTCACCGAGGCGGCCACGGCGAATGGCACTCGGCTTATGCCGGAAAACACCGTGATGTTCGTCGTTCGTGGAATGTCGCTCGCGTCCGAGTTCCGAGTCTCACTCACCAAACGTCCATGTACCTTCAATCAGGACTTGAAGGCGGTCGAGTGCGGTAACGAGATCATCCCCGAGTTTCTGTTTTATGCGCTGTTTGCTCAGCGGGAGAGGATTAGAGGCCAAGCTGGTGAAGCGTCCCATGGGACCAAGAAGCTCGAAACACAAACTGTCGAGAACATCCGGCTTAAGGTCCCAAGCCGCGCTGTTCAGCAGCGGGTCGTTGAGGTTGCTGCAGCCTACGACGACCTGATCGAGAACAACCGGCGGCGGATTGCGCTGTTGGAGGAGGCGGCGCGGCTGCTCTACCGCGAGTGGTTCGTCCACTTCCGCTTCCCCGGCCACGAACACGTCCCCCTCACTGACGGCCTGCCAGAAGGGTGGGACCGGCCAAGCCTGTCATCGATCTGTTCTCGTGACGATGGAATTCAAACTGGCCCCTTCGGCAGTCAACTGCATCAGTCTGATTATTCGGAGGCTGGCGTTCCTGTTGTCATGCCCAAGGATATGAGGGACTTCCGTATCTCGACAGAAACCATCGCCTACATTCCGGAGGATCTTGCCGACAAACTCGGCCGCCATCGCATGAAGGTTGGTGACATTGTCTATGGTCGAAGAGGCGATATTGGTCGCCGCGCCTTCATCGGGAAACGCCAAGATGGCTATTTTTGCGGGACTGGCTGTCTTCGCATGCGTCCGGACGGCGAAGAGATCATCCCCCGGTTCTTGTTCGAAACGTTAGGTTCACCGGAAACCGCGGGCTTCATCGCGAACCAAGCGAAGGGCTCCACAATGCCAAACCTAAGCGCAGGCGCTTTGAAGAACGTTCCGATCATGCGGCCGACTCGGCAAATTCAGCGGCTCTTCGTCGAGGCGATCGAGCCAATGTATGAAATGGCTGAAGTCTTGATGGAGCAGAGCCAGAAACTCGCCCAAGCCCGCGACCTCCTCCTGCCGCGCCTGATGAATGGGGAGATCGCGGTATGACGGAAGGTGATCGTCCCTCCCTGTTTGGTGATGACCCGGCCGCCGCAGCTCGACTTTTCTTCGAAATGCTGTCGCCCGAACTCCATGTCACCCAGCTGCTTGGCGAGTGGCTTCCGGCCGATCAATTGAAGGCGATAAAGGAGCTACTGCATCGGAACCAGCAAGCCGCAGAAGCCTCCCGCATCAAGTTCGACGAACTTCGGCAACAGCTGAACGCCACCCCTGACGATGAGCAATTGGACCGGCTCCACGATGATCGCTTCTGGTCACGGGTCTTCATGGATTCCGCGCATAGCATGTCTGCCGTTGGCATGCTCGCACCCTTCATGGAGTCCCTGTTCGTCGCCATCTTCGCGGGGCTGAGGAGGTGGCAAGTTGAGGACATGGGCGACGCGCGGCGGCAACGCGCCGACGATCAATTCTGGAACCCGCAGATCTACTTCGACAGGGACGTGCCCAAGACGAACCTCGTGAAAGGCATTGAGCAGTTGGCGGTTTCATGTGGGCTGCAGTCATTTTTGCCTGCTGGGTATGAAAAAACGCTGGATGCCCTGTTCGCCTATCGCAACAACATGTTTCACAACGGATTTTTATGGCCAGCCGAGACGATCACCAGGTTCTCGAACCGCGTCGCGTCCGAGAAATGGCCGGACGCTTGGTTCACAAGCGTGGATAAGGCGGGCAAACCTTGGCTCTACTACATGTCTCCGGAATTCTGTGATCACTGCGTCAAGTTGATAGATGAGATCATGGACGGCACGGGGCGGTATCTGAAAGATCGTGATTTGTGATGTCATGAAGGGCATTGGATGGCAGTAACGGGGATCAACAGCGAGGATCGGCTGGTTCAAGCCACCTTCGCCGAGCATCTGGAAACGGTGCTTGGCTGGGACAGCGTCTATGCCTGGAACCACGAGACCTTCGGGCCGGACGGCACACTGGGGCGCAAGGATACGACCGAGGCGGTGCTGACCCACGAACTGCGCGCCGCCCTTCACCGCCTCAATCCCGACTTGCCCGGCCCGGCCATCGAGGACGCGATCCGTGCTCTGACCGTCTATGACGTCAGCCGCTCGATGGTGCAGCACAACCGCGACTTCTACCGCATGCTGCGCGGCGGCGTGCCAGTAACTTACCGGGACGCGCAAGGGCGCCAGAAATCCGCCCGCGCACGGGTGATCGACTTCGACAACGCCCCCGGCGCCAACCGCTTCCTCGCCGTGCGCGAGTTGAAGCTGACAGGCATCCGGACGCCCAACTACAACCGTCGCGCCGATCTGGTCTGTTTCGTCAACGGCCTGCCGCTGGTCTTCATCGAGCTGAAGGCCGTCTACAAAAACATCCGGGCCGGGTTCGACGGCAACCTGCGCGACTACATGGACGAAAACGTCATCGCCCATGCCTTCCATCACAACGCCTTCCTGATCGTGTCGAACGGCGACCGCGCCCGCTATGGCTCGATCACCAGCGAATGGGAGCATTTCTACGAGTGGAAGCGGCTCGCCGAGGCAGACGAAGGCAGCCTGGATGCCGAAAGTCTTCTGAACGGCATGCTGACCCATGACCGGCTGCTCGATCTGATCGAGAACTTCATCCTGTTCGATGAAAGCAAACCCGGGGCAACCCGCAAGGTGGTGGCGAGAAATCATCAGGTGCTGGGCGTGAACCGCGCCGTGGCCTCGGTCGCGCGGCAGGAGGCGATCAAGGCCGAGATCCCGCCCGGCGAGCGGTTGCGGCATCGCGTGGTGGAACTTCCGCTGGAACGAAAGCCGCCGGCGAAGCGCAGGAGGGGCGACCAGGCCCTTATCGCGGCGGAAACCGCGCTGCCATCCTTTGTTCCCGAAGGTCCCGTCGACATTATCGAGCGGGCGCATCCCGATCTTGGGCGGCTGGGGGTGTTCTGGCACACGCAGGGCAGTGGCAAGTCCTATTCGATGGCCTTCTTCGCCGAGAAGGTGCGGCGCAAGGTGCCAGGCAATTTCACCTTCCTGCTGATGACCGACCGGAACGATCTGGACAGCCAGATCTACAAGACCTTCGTGGGTTGCGGCGTTGCCGGAAACGAGACCCCGCGTGCGGCATCCGGCGATGATCTGGAACGGATACTGAAGGAGAACAACCAGTACGTCTTCAGCCTGATCCACAAGTTCAACAAGGACGTGGACCCGAAGAAGCCCTACAGCGAGCGTGACGACATCATCGTGATCTCGGACGAGGCACATCGCACCCAGGCGGGGCGACTGGCCCGCAACATGCGCCTGGCGCTGCCCAATGCCGCCTTCATCGGCTTCACCGGCACGCCGCTGTTCAAGCAGGACGAGATCACCAAGCGCATCTTCGGCGAATATGTCTCGCGCTACGACTTCAAGCGGTCCGAGGAGGACGGCGCCACCGTCAAGCTGGTCTACGAGAACCGGGGAGAGAAGCTGGGGGTCGCCAAGACAGACCTGAACGAACGGATCGCCGAGAAGATCGAGGAGGCCGAGCTCGACGCTGATCAGGCGGCACTCCTCGATAAGCTGCTTGGCAAGGACTACGAGATCATCACCGCCGATGAGCGGCTTAACAAGATCGCCGCCGACTTCGTGGAGCACTGCGCGACGAGGTGGGAATCGGGCAAATCCCTGTTCGTGTGCATCGACAAGATCACCTGCGCCCGGATGCACCAGATGATCGCCCCGCGCTGGCGGGCCAAGGCGGCGGAAGTCAGGGCGGCGGCCGATGCCAGGCAGGCTGAGGCGAAGGCCGCTGTCGATGAAGCCCAGCGGGCTGCGCTGGGCGAGCAAGCTCACGTGTTAGCCGCGCAGGCAACCTGGCTCGAGGAAACCATCGTCGAGATCATTATCAGCGAGGCGCAGAACGAGGTCGCGGACTTCAGGAGATGGGGGTTCGACATCATCCCGCATCGCGCCTTGATGAAGCAGGGCTTCGATACCGGGAATGGCGAGCGGATAGACGTCGAGACGGCCTTCAAGAATCCGAAGCACCCATTCCGCGTCGCAATCGTCTGCGCGATGTGGCTGACCGGCTTCGACGTGGAATGCTTGTCGACGCTCTACATCGACAAGCCAATGAAGGCGCACACGCTGATGCAGGCAATAGCGCGGGCGAACAGGGTATATCCCGGCAAGGACTTCGGCCTGATCGTCGACTACAACGGGATGCTCGCCAGCCTGCGGGCCGCGCTCGCCCAGTACGCGCTCGGCGATGAAGGCACAGGTGACGAAGAGATCATCGCGCCCATCGAGGAGCGCGTTCAGGCCTTGCTCGAAGCCATCGAAGCGACCGAGGCGCATTTGCGCGGTCTCGGCTTCGACCCAAGCGTGCTGCTCGGCTCGAAGGGGTTTGTGCGCATCAAGGGCCTGAAGGACGCAGTGGAAGCCGTCTATTCGACGGACGAGGCCAAGCGTCGTTTCGAGATCCTTGCGCGGCAGGTATTTATCAGGTTCAAGGCGCTGCTGATGGAACCGAGCGCCTGGGCTCATGCCGAGCGGCACGATAACATCGAGGCGATCTACAAGAAGCTGACCGAGCGGCGCGACACGGCTGACGTTACAGAGCTGCTGAAGGAGTTGCACCGGATCGTCAACGAGGCCATCCGCACGCAGACGCCGGGAGACGACCAGGCCGCAGGCCTGACTTTCGACCTGAGTCAGATCGACCTCGAAAAACTGCGGGATGAGTTCGCGAAGAAGGTCCGACGCAAAGCGACCGCGCTCCAGGACATCCGCGACATCGTCGAACAGAAACTCGCCGAGATGCTGGCGCGCAATCCCGCCAGGATGGACTATCAAGTAAAATACGAGGCGATCATCGCCGACTACAACCGGGAGAAAGACCGGACCACCATCGAGGAGACATTCCGCCGGCTGGTTGAACTTGTGAACAGTCTGGACGAGGAACAGAAGCGCGCAACGAAGGAAGGGCTTGGCGAGGACGAACTCGCGCTGTTCGATCTGCTACTCAAGGACGATCTGGACAAGCCGTCTCGAGAGCGGGTGAAGCAGGCCAGCCGCGACCTCTTGGCGTCCATAAAGGCGCGCTTGGCCGAACTCGATCGCTTCTGGGAGAAGGAGCAGACCAAGGCCGATGTCGAGGTCTTCATCCTGGATGAGGTCTTCGCAAGCCTACCGTCACCGTCCTTCACCTCCGATGAAAAGAAGGCGCTTGCAGCGAGCGTCTACGCCCATGTGTGGCAGCAGGCCGTAAATGGCGGCTTCGCGCAGGCGGCATAGGGCCGTTCGCGGAACGTTCGATCCGGATTCCATGAGGTTGGCGAACGGATTTGCGAACCGCCGCGGCTGAGTGTTCAGAATAAGTTGTACGATATCAATGCGATGACGCTCTGAACCGGAACGCCCGCGGTTAACAGGTCCGGAGAATATCGGCCCCGAGAGAATGCTTCCGAGTCTCTTGGGGCCAAGGCCGGTTAACAGCCCCGCCCGTATAACCCTCGAAAACAACGGGAAAATCCGGCCGCAGCCGGATCGGGAGAAACATTCCTCGAAGGGAAGTGGCGGAGACGAAGGGATTCGAACCCTCGAGACCCTTCCGGGCCTGCACCCTTAGCAGGGGTGTCATCCGGACC